AAACAATGTTAACAAAAGTCATTAAGGAAAATCCAGATTTTTTAAGTATTCTACAGAGCCGCTTTCTCTCCCGTGCCGGCTTAGACCCGGGTGCAACAAATAAAGTTTTAAGTTTTAGTGCTTTCGATAAAAACGGCATTAAAATTTTAAACTCGTATCTCAATCCAGATTTTAAAAAACTCTATAAAGATTTAGCAACTTCCATACTTAAGGTCTATAGATACCGACAAGCAATTAGATTTGCTTTTACAAAAAATGGTAAAGAAATTCTAATTGGAGATATGCCCCTTACTATTAATTCTAATGGTGCATGGGCTAATAAGACTGGGTTCCACAAGGGAGAAAAACTCTATCTTCGCGAAGGCGAACGGAGACCAAAAAAATCAATGCAGCTAGACACTTCTACTAATGTGTGGCTTAAATTAAAAACTTATTATCAACCTATCTAAATTGAATAAATCAAATCTAAAATTTGTAAATCTACACGGCCACTCTTGTGTGGGCTCTCCATTTGACGCAATCGGTTATCCGAATGAGCACATGGACTTCGCATACGAGAATGGCTGTGATGCTATAGCCATTACCGATCACGGTAATATGAACGGCTTTTCTTATCAGTATCTTCATTGGAAGAAAATGAAGGCCGAAGGAAAGGACTTCAAAACCATTTTCGGTGTTGAAGCCTATTTCCACCCCTCTATTGAAGAGTGGAAGGAAGAGAAGATCCGCATTACAGAGGATAAGAAGCGAGCAAGAGAACTCGCCAAAGATGAAGGAATGTCGATCGAAGACGAAGAAGATACACGTTCCAAGAACTCTATCATCAACCACAGGCGACATTTGGTCTTGCTAGCACAGAACCAGACTGGTCTAAACAACTTGTTCTCGCTGGTGTCCAAGTCTCACAAAGGCGATAACTACTATCGCCACCCGCGCCTAGACTATGAACTACTCCGCGAACACTCGGAGGGTGTCGTTGCAACTTCCGCTTGCCTTGGTGGTTTTATCGCCAAGATCATGTGGCAAATGGCCGAAGAAGAAGACGAAGCCATTATCCGCGAAGGAGTAAGGCAAACTGAAAAGATGGTAGACATCTTTGGTGATCGTTTCTTTTTGGAACTACAATGGAATACTATTCCAGAACAGCACCGTCTAAACCACATTGTTGTTGAGATTGCCAACCGACTGAATATTCCGTTGGTATCAACCGCAGACGCACACTATCCCCGACCGGAGCTTTGGAAAGACCGAGAACTTTATAAGCGTCTTGGTTGGATGCAAAAGAAAGACTTTGGCAACATACTTCCCGAGTCTGTTGATGAAGTTGGTTATGCTCTTTATCCAAAGAACGGAGATCAAATGTGGGAGGAGTATCAAAAGTCCTGCGCAGTACTTGATCAGACATACGACGATGATCTAGTTCGTGCTTCTATTGAGAAGACACACTGGATCGCCCATAACCTTATCGAAAACTATGAACCCGATGTAACTGTTCGGTTGCCCAACTTTGTTGTTCCAGAAGACGAAACAGCAGAAAGTCAGTTGGTGAAACTGTCCATTGAGGGTATGAAGGCGCACGGTTTGGAGGACAGCGAAGAGTATGTTGCTCGTCTCCGTGAAGAACTACAAGTAATTAAAGATCGCGGTTTTGCTAAATACTTCCTTACAATGAAGGCTATTGCGGATAGAGCGAATCAAATGATGTTGTCTGGTCCTGGCCGCGGTTCTGCTGCAGGTTCTTTGCTAGCTTACATTCTGGACATTACGCAGATCGATCCGATCAAGCACGACCTGTTGTTCTCTCGGTTTATGACGAAGGACGCAACTGACTATCCAGACATTGACTTTGATGTTTCTAGAAGTATGGAAATCAAAGAAGTATTATCAGAAGAATGGGGAGAGAACTGTGTTGCTCCTATTTCTAACTATAATAAACTACAACTTCGCTCTCTTATCAAAGACGTAGCAAAGTTCTACGGTATTCCCTTTTCGGAGGTAAATGGTGTAACTTCTGTTATGGTAAAGGAAGCAACACCGCTAGCGAAGGCAGAACACGGAATGACCGCTGGAATGTATGTTCCAACTTACGATGAAGTTTTGAGGTATTCTGAATCACTTCAGGCATTTCTTCAAAAGTATCCCGAGGTTGGTGTTCGTGTTGGCGCTCTAATGGGTCAGGTTCGCTCTCTATCGCGTCACGCTGGTGGAGTGGTTGTAGGAGACGATCTAGAAAGCACAATGCCTCTAATCACATCTGGCGGCGTCATTCAAACTCCGTGGGCAGAAGGGCAAAATGTTAGACACCTGGAACCGCTTGGGTTTATCAAGTTTGATGTTCTGGGTTTGACCACGCTAGCCATTATGGAAGGCGCCATTTATCACATCTTACGCAGGCATCACAACGTTGAGGAACCGACATTTGATCAGATCCGCGAGTATTATGATAAAAATCTTCACCCTGACGTCATTGATCTGGATGATGAGAGTGTTTATAAAGACATTTTCCAAGCAGGAAAGTGGGCTGGTATCTTCCAGTTTGCTAGTGAAGGAGCGCAGAAACTCTGTTCTAACTCAAAAGTAGAGTCTATTATTGATGTTTCCGCTGTCACTTCCATTTATCGCCCAGGGCCTTTGTCCGCCGGCGTTGATAAAGACTACATTGAGGCAAAGAACAATCCTCAATACATCAAATACGATCATCCTGTTATCCGTGAGATCTTAGAGCCAACATACGGCTTTATGATCTTCCAAGAGCAAATCGCTCAGCTGGTTGCTGAACTTGGAAAGGATCTTACTTTGGATGATGGAAACAAACTACGCAAACTTCTTACAAAGAAGGGGTTGAGTCAAAGTAAGCTGAGACAAAAAGAAAACATTAGGCAAAAGTTTTTGGAGGGCTGTAATGAAAAAGGATATAGAAAGGGAGAAGATCTGTGGAGAAAGTTCGAATACTTCTCTGGTTACGGCTTTAACAAGTCGCATGCTGTTTGTTATTCTGTTATTAGTTATCAGTGTGCTTGGCTTTATAAGTACTTTCCATCGGAATGGTTGGCTGCTTTCTTGGATACGGAACCAGATAAAAAGAAGGAAGCGGCGATCGCAAAAGCGAAAGCAGCAGGATTCAATGTAGAGAAAATTAATATCAACTCTTCTGGTCGTCGGTGGGAGATTTCGGAAGATGGAACAACTTTGTATCAACCGCTATCTTCTATCAAAGGACTTGGTGATGCGGCTATCGATCAGATTATGCGAAACCGACCATTCAACACAGTAGAAGATCTTTTGTTTACACCAGAAGTATCTTACTCAAAATTAAACAAGAAGGCGCTTGATGTTCTATGCAGAGGACAAGCACTAAATGATCTAATGGATGATCGCTTTACTGGAATGAAACACTTCTGGTCTGCGGTATGTGTTGATAGACCAAAGATCTACAAGAAGATCCAAAAGTCTCTTGACCGACTGAATGAGAACATTGAGAAGTATGCTGCCGAAGGCGACTTTTCGGATATGGAAAAGATTGAGTATCTATCTGATCTCACGGGAGTTTTCCCAATCTCACTCATTGTGGAAGATAACTTGATGAATGATCTCTACGAACAAGGTGTTCCACCTATTTCAGAGTTCGATCCTGAACTTCTCGTTTGTTGGTTTATTCCGAGAAAGGTTATCAAGAAAAAGACAAAGAGAGGAAAAGCCTATTGGATTTTGGAAGTTGTTGATAGCAACTCTGAAATGTTTGGGATAAAATGTTGGGGCGTTCAGGATACTGATTTCGTCCATCTAAACCGGCCATACGTGGCCAAACTAAATTACGATGATGCTTGGGGTTTTTCCACAAGATCTATTCGTAAGTGCTTCAAGCTATTAGGATAAGGAGGGAAAAATGACTACTAATAATGCTACTATGATAAAGAAAGTAAATAACAATAAGAAGGTATGGAGGCTTCCTACGGGAAACCACGTTCTAACTTCGTTCTCAATGTTCTCCAAGGAGACAATGGCGTTCAGCGCTAGGTCAACAGGAGCAGTTGAGAGTTGGGCGATTGTTGTTTGTGTTGACGGCGATCAACCAAAACACGAAGAAGTGATTCGCCAAATGGGATATATCCCGTCTTGAATAAAGGAGAAAAAATGATTAAGGCAGATGTTGTCGTCGGTTTACAATACGGCGACGAAGGAAAAGGAAAGGTTACGCATGATTTATGTCGTAACGGAGATTACACACACGTTCTACGTTTCAACGGAGGTTGTAACGCAGGACACACGATCTATCACGAAGGAAAGAAGTTCGTGACGCATCACATTCCTAGCGGTGTGTTTTTTGGTATCAAGTCAATTATTGGAAACGGCTGTGTGGTTGATCCAATACGACTTTTAGATGAGATCGAAGAACTAGAAGCGGGAGGTATTGAGGTAAGATCTTTATTGAAGATCGCCACAAACACTCACATCATCCAAACAGAACATGTTGAGGAAGATTCATCCGATGAGAAGATCGGAACAACCAAACGAGGTAACGGCCCAGCATACAGAGACAAGTATGCTAGAACTGGTATCACTCTCAACCAAGCTCTTTTACAAGGACGATACACATTCCTCCGCGACTTTGCGGTAGACTTGTATGAAGAGTTTCACAATAACGGAGATGTATATGTTCTCTGCGAGGGGGCACAAGGGTTTGGTATTGATATTGACTGGGGTGAATACCCGTTTGTAACTTCTAGCCACTGTACAACGGCTGGCGTTCTTACAAATGCTATCCCACCACAAAGTATCGATCGTGTATGGGGTGTCGCAAAAGCCTATGAAACTTATGTAGGCAAGCGAGACTTTCACGGAAACGATCCCGCACTAGCGAGGATCCAAGAGGTAGGCCAAGAGTTCGGTGCGACCACGGGAAGAAAACGACAAACAAACTGGATTAATGTTGACTTTCTCGGGAAATCGTGTAGAATGAATGGTGTGACGGATCTTGTGGTAAACAAGATGGACGTAATGCGCCAAGTTCTTATGGAGGAACTCGGTGCGAAGAACTGGGAAAACACATTCAGGGCAAACATTTGCCACAAGGCACAGCGCTCTTGGAATGTGGACCGAGTTTATTTTTCAGACAATCCACACTCAATTTCAGCGGAGGACACAAATGGGTAAGATAACAGATTATAGAAGACGATATGGTTTAGGACTACAGGTAAAGCGACTTGACGGCTTTGTAAGTCTACGACAGAGAGGAGAAGGTGACGCAGGTTTTGATCTATATGCTACCGAAAACATTGTTATTCCTGCGGGAGAACAACGGCTTATCAAGACTGGTATTGCTACATCATTCAGTCCAGACTACTATTTGCGCATTGCTCCACGGTCAGGTTTGGCTTACAAACACAACATTGACGTAATGGCTGGTGTTATTGATAGTTCTTATCGTGGAGAGATTGGTGTTATTTTGAGAAACTGTGCTTCTCACGGTGATCACTTTACCGTCTCACCCGGCGATCGAATCGCACAAATGATTCCAGAACGTATTTCACAAGAACATTTTATGTTTGTTCAGGAACTTGACGATAGCCATCGCGGCGAAGGTGGATTTGGGAGCACAGGCAAATGAACAAACAAACAATGAACACAATGATGTCCTCAAAGAAAATGGATTGGGGAACACCAAAATCTTTTTTCAACAAACTAAACAAAGAGTTTAGTTTCACTTTGGATCCTGCTTGTAATGCAGGAAACGCTCTATGCCCTCGTTTCTTTACCCAGGCGCAAGATGGTCTTGTACAGTCGTGGGCAAATGAAACTGTTTATGTAAATCCACCTTATGGAAGAGCAATCAAACATTGGATCAAGAAAGCATACGACGAGAGCACACAAAATAACGCAACTGTTGTTATGCTGATTCCAGCGAGAACGGATACAAAATACTGGCATGAATATGTTATGCACTCTGACGAAGTTAGACTTGTAAAAGGACGCTTGAAGTTTGAGGGAGGAAACGGAAACTCCGCACCATTCCCATCAGCAGTTGTGGTATTTAGACCCACACCCGCTCAACTAAAAATGTTTGGCCCTATTGTAACCACCATTTTGCCGTGAGCCAAAAAGAAGCAGTAAATCACCCTGATCATTATAACGCAGGTATTGAGACCATTGATTACATCGAGAGTTGGAAAATGGATTTCAATCAAGGCAACGTGATCAAATACGTTTCTCGATACGCAATGAAGGGTGGTATTGAGGATCTCCAGAAGGCCAAATGGTATTTGGAGAGAATGATCAATTTAGAAAAAAATACTTGACTTTAAGGGAGAAAAATAGTATGATGTATAGAGCAAAATTAAGGAGAACCAATGCATAGAATAAATACTTTAAATCCGACGCGCGTGTTCAAGGAGGTACCGTTGGTAGATTTTTTAGATCCTAACCAATACGCGGTCCATCGTGATCCTGCATATCAGCGCCCAGCTTGCTGGGACGGTAAGAACAGTCAGGAATATATTCAATCTGTGGCCATGGAGCAAGCAGGCGGGGTGTTCACGTTGTCTGATGTTAAATCGAATTACGACGCCTGCCTCCATCACAAGTACTTTGGCCCCGAGCACGAAGACACACAGCATTACAAAGCCTTGTTAGACGCCGGCATT